AAAGACGCCTGCAAACGCGCCAACAGAAGCGGAAACTGCTGGTACGACGGTGGTCAGGTCAATTTCTCTTACATTGATACCTGGACTGACTTGGAATGCCATCTTGTTTCTCCTTGTTCAAAATAGAGCCAGAAATATAATAATATTTTGTAATATATTTAGTAAAATACGGTTTTAGAAGAATAGTTCACGGTCGAATGCAGACATATGGACTTCGTCTTCAAAGCCCATTCCATCATCGGAAAAGAATGGTAACATGTCGTCTTCCAACTCTTTTTCTCGCTCTTCCATTAAGTTCTTTCTGACATCGGTTTCTAATAAATCTTTGAAATAATTTTGATTTGTCATCCAAGCAAATAATACCAAACACATAACAAGATCGTCATGTTTACCATACTCGGCTTCGTAAGACGTCCCTTTACTTATAAAAGTAGAGAGTTCACTCAACAAATCGTAGTCGTTAATGACTAGTTTGTTGTTCTCGATCAAAGCCTTCATGTTCAAACAACCAACTCGCTTTGTAGGCTGAGTTGTCTTTAGACCAACTCTTGATTGTTTGTTAAATCCGCCACCCAAAACCTGACCCTTGCGACCAGTTTGCGTGACTCTCAGCACTCCTTCGTTCTCGAAATCTGTAATTAGCATCTCGGCGATCTGCTGGCCAATGTCGTTAGTTTCAACTAAAATTGGACAAAAGTTATAGAACTTGTGTGATTCATTAATAAAGTGCGGGAACAACTGTGGTTCTACGTTATTATCTCGATAGACCGCAGCTACCCTATACGGGAACTCAGTTACATCAACGACGACGAACGTAGAATAGTCGCCCCCGACACCTCGTGCTACGTCAGCTGTCATTACATAACGGTGTTCTGGATTCGGTAACGAGTAAATCTTAGTCGATCCGTGGGTTGAAATAGGATCTTCATAGGTTAGTCGTTGCAAGCACTCAGCTGACAATAGCGTGTTACTAGAGCCAAGGAACTCTACTTCGTATTCCTGACGGAACTGCTCAGGAGAAGTATTGTTGATTGTTTCTTCTTTCCACTTTTCGTCGCGTCCAGGATATTCAGACCAGTGAACGTCAACCGCTGTATAGCTGTTTCGTTTCTTAATAGCGTCAGTCCACAGCTTGTAATACAGTTCCATACCGTTTGGCGTGGATGTAATGATAATCTTGGTCTGTTTACCAGAGGAAATAACTGGATATGTAGCGGTAAAGAACTTTAGCTGAATGTGCGGCGGAATGTGAGCAAATTCGTCGAGATACAGAACTGAGATAGACTTACCACGAATAGCAGAACTTGAAGTTGGTGCGCAGATAAACTTGGCGCCATTTTCTAGTGCGAAGCTTCGTTTGTTCCAAGCTACAACACCTTGTTGCATCCACAATGGCAGGTTTTCGTATGCCATTTGAATACGGTCAAGAATTTCCTGAGCCGTATCCATTTTGTTGGCAAGGATAGCGATGTACGATGGATTGTCAGCAAACAAGCCTTCGTGTAACAATAAACCAGTCGCGGTAGTAGTCTTACCCATCTGGCGACCGCAACGAACGATAGTAAAGCGATTCTGTTTAGCAGCTCGTACGAATCGCTTCTGAAAGTCAAACATCTTAAAGTTGATTACACCCTCGTCAAGAGAGATAATCTTTACATATTTCTCACAGAAGTAGATCGGATCTTCTTTGCATTTTAGATATTCTTCAATCTGCCAAGGTTGCCATTCGATTTGCATACCGACTGGCTTTAGAAGCGGATTACCATTTACACCATTATGTTCAATCTCGATATCATAATCTTCTTCAAGCACTGCACTCATTCATCTGACTCCAGATTTTTAGCGCGATCTTTTAGAAACTTTTGTAGTTCAGCAGTAGAGCCGACGAACAGATTATTGTTGACTGTTTTAGCGTCGCTATTAGGTGACGCGCCACGAGCTTTATCAATATCTAATTTTTTCTTTCGGGTGTCAAGCAAGTCTTTATTGGTATCAGCTAGTGTTTTAATTAGCGTGGCAACTACTTCGTATGCACGAGGGTGCTCGCTATTCTTAGCCAGCATAATCAACTCGTCGAGAGCCTTGTTGCCTTTCTTAGCGAGTTCTTGTAGATTTTTGCGCGCAAGCTCAAAGTCCTGCTCAGCGTCGTTTGTTTCTTCGACGACTGCAGGAATCTGTTCTTCTTTTTGTTCTTCGACCACAAGAGGATTCATTTCTAATGCTTTGGTCAAGTTATCCATAATACTGTTCATATTTTATACGTCTTCTATCGTTACGATATAATCCCAGTCATCGGTGACCAAAATGTAGTCTTTGTCAACAGTTAATTGAGAATTAGCTGTACCAGTTCCATTATATGTCGACTGGTAGTTGCTTGCCACCAAACTTGCGCTAAATGCTGACTCAACTCTCATAGATGTATTATTGGCAATCGATGTAACGCGCTTAAATTGATCAGCAGCGGTGGGGGACACGGCAATTACATAATTACCAACTGCCATAGTTGTAGTAAATGAAGTTGCTGAACCTGTAACTAAATTACCAGAGGAAGAAATCGTTCCAGCTAAGTTAGCTGTTGGTGCTAATCCTGGTTGTATCGTCACTCGTTCTAAAACAGTATTCGAAGAACCAATAGCTGTATCAAATCCGTCGATAAAGAAATTGACATTTGCCAACTTAATTAGTTTTTTGGTTTTTGTTGGACCAAAGAAGTAACACTTCATAGTAAAATCTAAAGTCCAGATTAATGCGCGCCGAGTTTCAAAATCACCGTCGTATGTGTCGTCTGAAGAAACAGAAACTAATACAAGAGGAATATCTAACTTAATATCCATGTCGTCTATTAGCTGAACGGTATTAGTCCATTCTGGAGTAAAGAATGGAAGGATCTGCTCAAGTATTTGAGTACCATCCTCCGCGTTCTTTACCATGATGCTTAATTGAAAGTTTACGTCGTATGGAACTGGCGCGTACATAATTGTACGGTTGTTTCCATTAGTTCCAGCTGCAGTAAACTTCTTAATTGTGCTTAATTTGCGCTCACCAGCATACGTCATGGAAGTCATTTCGAAACCCATACGTGGTAAAGAAACCGCATCTGGCTTTCTTAGATTAGGATCTGTTTCAATACGCGCTAATAGCTTATCGCGTGGTGAGTACGAGATAGGAACTTTGATTCGCTTGTCAACTACGCCAGCGGTTGTCTTTCTTGAGACAACGATGTTGTTAAACATCGTTCCAAACACAACGATATATCTGCGTAAATGTTCGTGGTAAAACTCGTGACCAAACATTAGTAATTATTTCCTTCTGAGAATGGATCCATTTCACTAAAGTCAAGAATACCTGACTGGCCATCAGCTTCAAATGTTTCATTCTGAGCCTGAACATCAGTTAATGTTACCGAAGTTGCAATAGCAGTATTGATATCAACATCGAGTTCAGCATATACTAGATCAATGTCTGGAACATTAGTATCAAATGTTTCATTATTAAATTCAAACAATTCGCAAGTTAGATCCCATGTTTGTAATGAACCTAGTTGATAGAATATGGCTTCGTGCTCGACGAACATAATCTTGTACATCTTACGAGTCAGTGGGAACCAGATTAGGTCGCCTTCTAGTGGGCGCACCATATTTAATTCTTTCGTAAGAATTTCAGCTGAAAAACTACGACGCGAAACAGTAAAGGTAATTCTGTCGCGAATCTCAAGACCGAACTTCGACATAAAGTCGCCTTCGCCTTCAAATCCATCGACGTTCTTAATATACATTTCGATAGGGTGAGCTACATTGTATGTCGCTAGTTCTTCTTCGCGGAATATAGTATCTCTGGCTACTATGCGCTTTGGTAGATAATACAACTCAATGCCGTAGATTTTAATTGATTCCACAACTAAATCTTCGATAAGATTTTGCTCCATCGAAGATTGAAAATTGTTAAAGAAAAAATTAGTAGTGGACATTAGCCAATCATATCCATATTTGGAAGCGAGTAGCTGTTTAGCATTTCTTCTTCCATCTTGGCAATTTCAGCAGCTGCGTCGTCTAAGATTTTTTCGCCGTTAAACTGAACACCGCCAGGAAGGTTTAGACCAGTAAACTTAGTTAGGTTTGAACCCCATTGATATTTAATTTTAGCGGTGCAATAATTCTGCAACCAGCGATCGCCCCAAGCATCAGTCCAAGTTTCTGGATCGACGACTTCGTATGCTTCTACGATAATGTAGTGCCCTTCGTCTACTTTATTCCAATCCATATCAATGTGTAAACGATCGCGATGACGTTCGTAGCGGATTGGCTGTTTACCAACCAACAATTCTTCTAAGAACTGAATGTGTTGCATAGCCATAAAATATGGCACCATTGACTGGCTGGTTAAAGTATACAAGTCATTCAGAGCAATCTGATAACGGATATTAAATAGGTTATTGGTATTGACTGCATCGCCGATGTCAAAGATATTAATCGCGCCGATAATGTTTTCGGGCATAGTAATATATTTGTTAATTTTATCAGCTTCGGTTACAAGATGCTTATAATAAGTTTTGTGTGAACCATCAAAGTGATAGTCCCAGAAATAACGAATGGACTCGTCAATACGGTCTTCGACTTGATCATCGTCGACGTTGATTTCAATAACTGGCTTGCCTAGCTTACGAAGGCAGTATTCTTTGAATTGAGCTCTGGTAGCAGGAACTGCCATGTGTATTCTCCGTGTTATCCGAGGATATTATCTCGAATATCCTTTATCCAGTATTTAGTAGCTTCGCCATTTTGTTTAATTCTATTATAAGTTGACGCTGGCAGATAATCCTCGACTTGTTCGGCATAATCCAGATAGATATCGAACGGATATCCAAAGGTTTCTTCTGGATACAAATCCTCGTATTTTTTGATAGCTGGCATCCAAAAGTTAATTACGAAAGATTTAGAAGCCTTAATGTTATGCATTACTGTTTCTCTGGCTGAAATTGCAGTGCCAATTAACACATCGTGCTTCATATTATAT